TTTGCACCACTTTTTAAAATTTTAAGATTTTCTGCTTCTGCTTGAATTTTAGATTTCATTGTTGGATCTTTTTTTATCCAATATGCGGCAGTTTCTATTTCTAGATTGTTTTTCTCACACCAAATTACAACAGCATCAATATATTCTATATTTTTTTCTATACATAATTTTTCTATTTCTTCAACAAACAAATTTTTTGCACTCATTATTATAACCTCTTATTATTAAGATGGCGATCCCAGGATGACTCGAACATCCGACCTATTGCTTAGAAGGCAATTGCTCTATCCAGTTGAGCTATGGGATCAACTGTATTCTTATACTACTATAAAAAATGAAAAAAGTCAATAAAAAATGTGTTAAGTGAGGAGTGTTTCTGTTTCCAAGCACACTCCCCGAAGCTCATGTGACTCACGCTGCTAGAGCGTAAGCACCATATGCATTGTTATCGTTTGCATTTATATTTTGGTCTATACGCGACCACCCGATTGTCTCCAGTTAGCTGTTTTACGTTTGTCGATCCTATTTCGCCCCCATCAAAGATACATCTAATTTACTATCTCTAGTTGGTTATTAAGCATCATATCTTTCGACGTTTATGCGGGATGCCAGCCCTGATCAGATGTATCCATGGTGGAGGCGTCGGGTACTGCCCCCGAGTCCAATACGTTTTTTGCTTTCCTTCATCAACAATATTTTTAGCGAATTTTCTATCCGCAAATTATTAAATAACTCTAAGAAGAACAGTGTTTTCATTACTTCTGTATGATAACTGAACCTCACCTTTAATTTCATCCATCAATTTACGAAGTGTGATTTTTCCAGAATTAAGAACTTTGTCTAGATAATACTCAGGTTTGCGACCAGTTCTTTTTGTGAAAGAATTTTTTTCATCATATCCTGTGAAGCTTGTTCCCTTTATCTGAATACCACCACGATCAATAGCTCTGAGCACTGTTAGAGTTTTATATTTAGTATTAAATAACCAAAGCTCTTGACACCCAATAATTTTCTCAGAAGGTACAGAAGCAATTTTAAAACTAGAATCTTCTTTTTGACACTTGAAAAATTTTAATTTCTTTTCTACAGAAATAGCTCTAGGTTTACGAGGTTTACGTATTTTTTTAGTAGTATCAGTATATCGTCGACAATCATTAAGTAACTGACTTAACATCTGCTGTTTATCAAACATCTGCTTTTTCGTGTATCGCTCATACCCTTCTGTATCGCCATTGATCACCCTTAGGTATTCATCCATTAGCGGTTGATAGAAATCAGCAATCTTATTGGCATATATTGCAGGAATTTCATTAACCTGTAACCATTCATACATTTTGAAATTTTCTTCTTTATCCAACAAAATTTCTATATCACCAATAATATCGTTGACACGCTCTTTAATTCGATCTTGTATAGAAATAACAGGAGCAATATTATGCTCTTCTTTTTTTTCTGGTACAGACTTTTTAAAAGCTGATTGTAAAGAATTTTCTAAAAATTCTAAAGAGTTATGAGACAAATTAGTACCACGTAGTATAATGCGAGAAATCCAAGCAGCAGTTGTTGGAATCCATGTGTCAGGTATCGACTTTATTTTCTTTGCTTCTGATAAACGATTATTGTGTTTTAAATACGTTTCAAGATATTCTCGAGCATCATTGGTTGATAACATGTAATTATACCAAGTTAATGCATTTCCAAATTGAGCAGCAGAATAATTATCTTTAAGGAGAGGTTCGTCGCCAAGATACTTGTGATTAACCAACCAAGTCTCGCTTTTTGTCACACGAAACTTTTTCTTAGTGCGAGTAATCAGTTGACGACGAACCATTTTATTTATTTCTCCAATTATTACGATATAAAGAGATAGCTTTTTCTTCAATAAAATCAGCAATCTCTTTTAGATCATCTTCGCTTTCAATCTTATCAATATCAGCAAAAATTCTAGTTAAGGCTCCATCATTTCCACCAGAAGCTTCTTTCCATGAAAAACGATAACCAAACTTTTCATGATTTTCTTCATGAATAAGTCTTTCTAGATAAGACTCACCTTCTTTTTCAGTAAAAAGAAGTTTAATATAAACATCTTCGGGGTTGATATTTTTAGAGTTTATATATTTACGAACACCATGATCACCACCTCTAATATCGTATATACGAGAAAAAATATCTTTGCTTTTACCTACATAGCCAATATTTGCATCGATTATATTCTCGCTTAGATTATTTTTTGTAGACACAAGATAAACACCAAATTTTCCGTATTTTATTGTGTTATCTGCAGCTTTTTTTGAATTACGAGATCCAAAACTCATTAGTGGTTGCCAATCAAGTGTATCGGTAATTAATGAGTTGATCATATGTAAATCTTCTTTAACCATTATAACCTCCTAAGAAGCAGCATTAAGCTGCCTCTGCCATTTCAACAGCAAGTTCAAGAGCCTTGGTCTTTAGAGTTTTGTTAGAACCGTACCAAGAAGAAGTAAGACGAGTATCAGCTGAACGACCAACGAGATGATCCGTCAAGTAAGTTACAGCATTGAACGGTTGCCACCAAGTACCCTCAGCATATTCTGCTCCTGGCTGAGTATGAAGAATGTCTATTGCAATCTGAGCACTCTTAGAAATTTCCTTAGTTTTCTTTTCGTTCGAGCCAGTTACAGGGAAAATACGGCAGAAATAATCAACAATATCTTCACCCTTTGCCTGCTTAGAGCCGAGGAACTGAGCCATTTCCTTATACTTAGCCAGCTTATCAGCCGCAATGCCGAGCATTTCCTTGACATTACCTGGCTCGAAAACCTTACGGTGAGAGATCTTAGCCATACGCTCAATCTTAGAATTAAGCGAAAGTGTCAGAGTGTTATTGCAAACGACACGGATCGGAGTAAACCGAACGTCGGTCGAAAACCCATACTTGTGAAAGTTAGAGAAAAGAAGGTAAGAGTCGATCTGATCGCCATGGAAAAGTTCAAAGGATTCCTTAACCTTTGCAAGACCCCATATGATCTGACCCTGCTTTAAAGAACCAGCAGTGTGCATCTCCATATCACCAGCTGCAACAAATTCGTTGAAGAAGTCAAATGCCTCAGCATTCTGTACAGGGTTCCAATCTTCTGAAACAACATCAAGAACCCTGTCATCAAAAGAACGAACAAGAGCTGACTGACCAACAGAAACCTGTTGACCACGAATATTAGCATAAGTAGGAATTTTTTCTACAGTCCAGTTAAGACCAGCAGCATCAAGCATCTGTTCTGGAGTCAGGTCAGCTGGAACCTTAACACCAAGACCGTGCCATGGGGTATCACCAACATAAGCCATCTGAGCCTTTTCACCAACGAATTCAATTTCATGAGACATAATTTAGTTTCCTTTTGAGAGAGTTAATAGAGTTAATTTCAACCTTACAAGATATATTATACTACTGTTTTAACAAGAAGTCAACACTTATTTTAATTTTAGTTATTATTAATTTCTCCTTTAATGATTTCTATCTTTTTGATCTTGATTCTTTTACGAGCAGTTTTAGCGATTTCTTCCTTACGTTCTTCAGTAGCGGTAAACCATTCAGTAATTTCTTCCTGTGTTCTTCCGCATGCAGTGCATATGTAATCGGTAATATCGAAATTACATATGCTCTTACAATAGCTTTTACTCATCTTTGTGTTTTCCGAAAAAATTTTATTAGGAGAAGTTATTATAGTGTTTCTTATAGTATCTTATATGGGACCCGTTTCTGAGTTTATACTGATATGGGACCCGAAGGGACTCTAAAAAGGGGACCCGTGGGGAGTCTCTTAGGAGTCCCTTATAGGAGTCTCGGGTTCCTTGGGGTTTCTTCGGGACTCTAAAAAGGGGACCCGTGCTGAGATAATGAAGTAGGGGAGTCCCTACGCCTCCCCTAGATGGGACCCTAGGAGTCCCTTTTTGTAAAGGGGGAGGGGGGAGTCCCTTAGCCTAGCCTCGTTTTTTTTTGATTTGAAATTTTTTGAGTTATCGATTATTTTTAGGCTGGGTTTATCTAGCTTTGAGATTTATTTGTAGCCCAGCTCCGAGCAAAAACATCCTATAGTTGAATGTTCTCGGCGAGAACATCCTATAGTTGAATGTTCTCGTTTACCATTACTTCAATCATATGCCGATAATCGAGTCGATTTTCACCGAAAAAGTCGTAATACTCTTGATCTGAAAGAGTATCGTAACAAATCGCGAATACATCTCCATCCTGATACAGAAAGTATTGGTCGCCTTTGTGTTGGTAGGTCGCGGACTGTAGAATGTTGCTCCATGAATCCCAGTAGTAGTCGTCCTCTGGTCCTTTCATGATGGTATCGACATCCTCTTGGTCGATACCATTCCAAAGCGAAAGGTCATGGCTTTTGATAAACTGCATTGGTACATAGACACCATGGGCATCTGACACCAGAATGGTAATAGGTTGCATTTTGAACTTCTCCAAATTATACAAGAGCGATGACTTCTTCTTTGGTGAGGAAAGCCGGAGCCACAAACGGATCATTACGGTCCACTGTGTATCCTGGCTTTGGCGTCGACACGACCTTTTGATCAAAACGGCTGGAGATTTCTCTCATCTTTGCGAGATTAGCAGCCCGAATGCGAGCGATTTCTTCAGCTGGTTTCGAAGAGAGCTCTTTGATTACCTGTGCTTTTGTCTTTGCCTTTTTGGCAACTTTCCGAGCAACTCGCGAAGAAGCTGGAACCGAGCCAACAGCCATACCCTTGCGGACAGCCCAACGATATGCACCTTCACAAATCTTCAGGCTAACATCGGTGAAACCAGCTGCATGCTGGGCAACTAGAATGTGGTTAACCACTTCATTCATTGGCTTGTCGCTATACAGGCGCATCGTGGACAGCGTTACCGACGTCTTCGTTATCTTAGTCATTTTCATTTCCTTTTCTATCAACCATATTCTTATACTAACGCAAATTCTAGGATAACGCAACAATTATTATTGAAAAAATCAAATTATTTTTGCGGATCATTTTTGGCGTTGATTGTGGTTTCTGTTTCGGAAATGTACCGTTGCAAATCTCTCAGCGCTGATTTATAACCGTCTAACCACTCGATATTCTGTTTCGGATAGTTTACCGATAATGCTCCTCGGATGTATCCTTTTACCATTTCTACCATACTTATTGTCATATTACCAACTACCTATTAAGAGAATGAAAACACGTGTCGAATGAATGTTCAATTTGGCATAGCCGCATCGCTTCCTCATTCGTTTCGATAAGATACCAAAGTCCAAAAGTCAATACAGCCATGGCGATAAAGATCTTCATCATCATGCTATCTCAAACAAATTGTTCTTCTTAAGATACGTAAAAGCAGTAAACGGTGTCACGCTAGCACGAACAGAACGATACGTACCTTCACCACCATCATACGAACTATCATATGCAGTAAGACTAAATCCTGCAGTCGACACACTGGTATTATCGTGCATCATCGAATAGGCAGTCGACTCCATGTATGTCAGCAATTCTTGCCATGAGTCCCATCCATTATTGATCATTGCTTGGTTGTTCATCACCCACACAGCTCGTGCCGTATCTTCGAAATCGCGAGCGGACAACTCAATATTCTTATGCATATTTAATTCCTTTTGATCAACCATATTCTTATAATAACGCAATTCGTGCCTTAGGACAACAGTTATCTTACATTGACCAGTAAGCTTCCATCGCTGGATTGCAAACGTATGGAGTAGAAGCAAGAATTTCGATATCTTTGCCTGTCATCAGGTTTGTGACAATCTTTGTCCGCTTGGACTCAACAAACAATTTACGATAGTGACGGATTTGCATTCTAGCAGTCGCCAGCTTCTTGCCTTTCTTATGGCACAATTCAGACAAAATCTCTAAATCCATGTCACCAGCTTCCATCAATGACAAAATGAAATTTCGGATTTCATATTTCTTAGAACGAACTGTCATTTTCAATCTCCATTAACCATCATATTCTTATAATAACGCAATTCGTGCCTTAAGGCAACAACTTATTTAAGCTGCTGCCAGCTTCAATTAATGAGAATACAAATGGCGGTTCACCGTCTTGATCGGCAGCAGTGGGATATATTTCGACATAATTACCATCAAGTACAATGAGGAAATCGTCAATTTCTCCAATGAGCGGATCAGGTGTTTCGCAACCTGAAAAGCTCATATAATCAGCTTTTGTGAATGGGAGCATATTTGCTTTGGCAAGCAATTTCAAAGCTATCATCGGCGTCATTTTCAATCTCCATTAACCATCATATTCTTATAATAACGCATAATGCCAATTAAGTAAACAATTATCTGCGCATTTTTCTTTTATTTTTTCAATAATAACTGTTGTGTTATGTAAGGATATGTCGTATTATAATAATTGAGTCGGTCGGGAATGTCCCATGTGCCTAGACGAGAACGTTGAGATCTCCTGTTTACTTGCTCCTGATGACAAACAAATGAATACCAAACCAAGTATACCACAAAAATAGGTAAAAAGCAAGCAAAATGATTTGTTGTGACGGATAACAAAACACGCTATAATAGGTGAATAAAGGCTATGGCATTGAGCATTATCATGATGCATCATGGCATATATGGTGGAGCATTCACTTTGGCAGACACAAAACACATCAGACGAACATCAACGAGATTTCTATAACGGGATTTATAATCCCCCATAAAAACACATCTAATATCCAATTATTATCCCTACTCATCACCTTACTGTAGTGACACGATCACCTATAACAGTGACATAGTCACCTACTGTAGTGACATAGTCACCTACTGTAGTGACCTCTATATATCATTTACATTACCACACATATATTCATCCCATTCTTCATCCGTTACTCCAGTTTTGATAAATTCCTTTACGCTTTGTGATAGATCTGGGAATGCTTCTTGTAATGACAACAAACCATTACTATATGCATTCAGACGTTTCTCGAATTCTATAGAGTTATATTCTGGTATTTGGAGTGTTCGAGTTTGCTTAGATAATATTGATGTTTTGGTTATACTTGCTGACATTGTTGGTCACCATTGTTGGTATTGATGTTTTGGTTATAGTTGCTGACATTGTTGGTATTGATGTTTTGTCATAGTTGGTTATTGCTTTTCAAATTGATTTCGATGATTGCTATAGGTGAGTTTTGATGCCACATCTGAACAGTGTAGCGATGAAGGCCAATTCTTTTTACTTTATATCTATCGGAATGTTTGCGATATGACCGTAAATTGTTTGCGAGTGTTTGACGTGGCGAATTGGCTCTAAATTGCGGCTCATCTGCAAAATGAAAAGTGAAGTTTGGTTTTGTCATTGTCTTATTCCCAATTTTTGAAATTGGCTGATTTTTCATTTTCGTTATATCCCGCCATATACGCTTTGATCTCTTCATCGCGCATCTCAAAACGCTCAATACGGCGAGATGAGCCAGTGTCTTCAACGTAGAAATGAGGCTGTGGGCCACGTCTATAGTAGGAGTCAGCTCCACCCCGATCATAAGGTCCGCCGTGACGAGGAGTATAGTATTCCATTTTATTCCCTTTATCAACCATATTATAATACTACTACACTTTTTGATTTAAATCAATAACAATTACGCCTACTCTACCTGCAGCAAGGGATTGATGTGCTATAGCCATAGCATGCTCTGAACTTATGCAATAATCTAGGTGATCGGTTTCTTTTTGTTTACCATTTTTATCAGTGATAACTATTCGAGAAGCAACTGCATATGGCCAGTTATTTTCGTTAGGAGGAATGGAGTCCATTTTCAATTTCCTTTACGTGAGAGCAGGTTCTACGATATGAAAATCC